TTCAGCAGTTTCAGCAATATATGACAGACACTCATTCATCTGTTTACTTTCATCGTGACCGTAGATAATAAACTTAGTTTCGTTCATAGTAAGAGAATGAAGTTCAGAGAATAGTGTGTAAACTTTAGTATCACATTCCATTCATAAACTCATGCAGTTCTTCATTATACTGTTCTTCAGTATCAAATTGACGACCGTGAATCACACACGGAAATGTTTTTTTCTGAAACATTGTTGATGCTACCTGAACATCTTGTTTGTCATAACCCATTTCGATTAGGTTCTGAATGTAGGGATTAGCGTTAGTCATACAACTGGGACACTTTAGAGGCTTCAGTTACTTACTCTTACGCTTCTTTAGTTTTGATATAAAGTTTTCTGCACTTTGTTTGTTTCTACACGTCTTCATCTTACAGTTATCATATACCACCACATATTTCTTGCTATTTGCAACAGGCACAGCAGCAATCTCCCAGTCTTTACCTATCACCCATCCTAGTTGGGGTTTTGGTGATAGCATATCGCTATGTGTTGGGTATTTCATTATCATTTACGAACTACACTATCATACAACTCACCCTGCTCAAATACAATATCAACAACTTTCTGCAATGCTTTGGCGGTGCTGATACCAACCTTAGAATAGGAAGGTACAACACAGAGACCATAAGTCTTCTGTGCAGCTGGTGCCAACCGCAGAACTCTGCCGATGGTTTGTGTCAACTCAATCACGTCCATATTACGCATAAAGATAACACAATCAAGCATCGACACGTTGATACCCTCTGAGAGGATGCTACGATGAAGCACAACGAACTTTTTCTCGGTATCTCTACCCCAAGCATTCAGCGTGTCAAAGAACACCTCACGCGACACTTTAGCGCCATTGATGACAGCACCGGTCTTGGCAGTGATATACAAATAAGAGTAACCACGTTGCGACAACTGGTCAGCAAAATCAGTCAGAAAGATGTTAGTCAGTTGCTTCGTAGTCTTGGAGCAGACCAACACTTTCTTAGTGCCAACTTCGTCAATAGTTGACAGAATGTTGTTGGATTCTAGGTGTGGAGTGATAGACTGACGGTCAACCTTGTCCATCTCAATCACCTTGACTTTAGGTGGCAAAATATATCCACCTTCTACCAGTTCAGGTGCAGAAACCCGACAGATGATGTTACCATAAACCTGGACATCATTCATTCCTGGTTTGTTGATAGTGATAGAAGTCTTGCGCGTTGCAGTGAAATAGTAGCAACGATCTGCCTTGTTTGAGAAATACTCTGTGGCAGGAAAGAAGTCACGTCGGACAGAATTGTGTGCCTCATCAAAGTAAATAGTGTCCACATCAATGCCAGACTCCATCACACGACGTAGAGAATTGTAGGTCGTGAAGATAATAACGTGCTCACGCACTGTCTGACACATATCAACAAACAATTTGATACGCTCAGACTTTGTGGTGCTGAAATGTCTTGTCTCACCACTATGAACGTGCAACACATTTGCATTAGTAATGTGCTCAAGATACTCTGCACTGAGTTGTTCTGCCAACAGAATACGTGGAGCAACTACAACAATCGTGCGGGGAACTTTGATGCTGAAACGCCTTTGTGCGTCCATAATACCGACCAAAGTTTTACCACCACCAGTGGGGAAGATGCACTGACCGATAGCATTAGTATGCAGCGCATCTAGGGCGCGTTGCTGATGCGGGCGGAGAGTGATTGGCATAATGTAGGTGGTTGTAATACTAGGACACTTTAGAGGCTTCAGTTACAGTATCTCACCTCTCATCTGTGCAAGTTTAGCAACACTATAGCACTCCAAAATAGTATATGCAACCTCACCAGATACCATATTCTCATCACAGAAAAACTCTACAGAATCCTGGATAAGTTCGATGAGTTGTTGATGCTTTTCAGTAGTGATGTTCATGAGTTGTTAGTAGCGAAGTTTGCGTGTGAGAATACCTCACGATTGACGAGTTTGAACATACCAAACTCATTGGTGCGGACATAACCCTCACCCATACATTGACGGTTGCCTAGGTATGTCCTAGGACCGTTATTGCGGCAGAGTTTGAGCATGTCCTCCTTGATAGATTTGACAAGGAACCAGTAACTAATGAGGCGGGAGTTGTTGAACTCATCAGGGTCAATCTCACGTCCCTCACGAATACATTTGTTCAGTGCAATTTTGAGTGATGCTGCCTCAGATTCAGAAGCAAAATCTACCAACTGTGCCATCTGACGTGCGAAACCAATAACATCGCTGAAATCTTTGTCAACTGACCAACAATCAGGTTGCACAAACTTGACATTCTCAGTATCATCAAACACCTCCATATCAACCATATCGTTGATAGTGTAGGCATCCTTCATCTCATCATCAGTAGCATACAAAGTATGTGGTGCTACGATGATAGTTTGGTCAATGAGTTCTGGGAACACATAGGTCACAGTATTAGGAGTGACAGTATCCTCACCCTGACCCCAACCTAGGAAGTCACCCTGAACAATACCCTCGTATTGTGGCAGATAAGTGAAACAATCGTGAAGAATTGTCGCAACCTCACCATCATAGAGGTCATCAATCTCTTGGTGAGAGTGTGCAATCTTGATTTTTTTCTTGTTGAACACTGATTTAGTGCCAACAAACTTAGTATCGGTAGCAGGATCGGTGCCCCATACAATTGCAGGTTTGCCGTCCATCTTGACTGACATATCTGAATTGGAGATAAACCAATCCAACACAGTCAGGTCGCCCGTAAGAACAGAATCTTCGGGGTGTTCGAGGTGGGTGTTCTTCATACTACTAGGACACTTTAGAGGCTTCAGTTTTTGAGACTTTCAAGAGTTTTGACAGCACCTTGCATACAAGAACGCGAATATCCCGTAGCATAAGGATAACTGTTCTCATATTCATCAGAACTCCTGTCTACACCGTAGCAGACTCCGATACTTTCTTTGAGACTACTAATTAAAATGTCAAGAGTGTATTCGTCAATCTCAAAAGTTTTCATAATCTGGTTGTGTGTCTTACACTACTAGGACACTTTAGAGGCTTCAGTTACTTACTACTAGCATAAGGAGTGTAAAGTGTACCATACTTACCAAATACTTTGTTAAAATGTTCTAGATTTTTGCCAAGGTAAATGATAGCAGATTGAAAAGGTGCAGCACCTTTGCCACTACCAAACTTCAGTCGTTTGTTGATAGCAATCCAAGGATACTTTGCAACTGATTGCCACCATCTAGTAGAAACATCTAGTTTGATAAGCAACACCATCTCAGTTGCATTGCCAGATTCATACTGAAGAGCAGCATATGGCACCCAAGTTTTAGAATCAGAATAAGGATGATTCATAAACACTTTGCCATTCCATGGATGTGCCAAACCGTTGGTTTCTTCAGTATAAAAAACCTTGGCAGGTACGTTTGGATTGTTTACATCATTGCAGCATGGGTCAGTGTCAATCTCTCCGTCGAAGAACTTAACAACGTCTCCAACAAATTCAACAGGAGTGTTCCACGTATCTTTACGATTGCCTGTGGTTGCTGTTAGTGCCTTGAGTGCAGTTGATGTCATTTAATAACCTGTTTTCCGAAATCAGCGAGAAGATAAAATGCCATACCTTTGTTGTTCAGCATGACATCATTATAGCACAGTGAAGTATATTTACCATATTTGTTCTTGCTTGCTTTTGTGCGAATTTGCAGCAATTTGTTGGGACCAGTGATAGTATGTGTTGGTTTACCATGATGAGTAAATCCCAACTGATTTAGTTCAAGATTATTATCCACAGCATATTTTACATTTGCAGCAATGAAAGAAAAATCTTCTGCAAGTTGTTGATAATGTTGTGGGTCAACTTCTTCATTGAGAAGTTCTGTGCCCACATAATCGTTGTCCCTAGTGAACCCAACGTAAATGGTTTGTGCAAGTTTTTGACCAACTTTACTGTCTTCAAACTCGACAGAATTATCAACTATTTCTGGCAAACAGTGCTTTAATTGTGTGACAGCAATAGACTCACCAATAGTGAAAGTTTTTAACTCACCATCAACAAGGTCAGTCAATTTGCTGCTATTAGGGATACCTAGCGCCAACTCAATCAGTTGACCTCTAGCACCTTTGTTCTTTTTAGGTTTACCAAACCCACGAAAATCAGTCACCTTGATTTTGGCGATTGCTTGATTACTAGAAAGTTTGTCGGACATTGATCGAGTGTCTTACACTACTAGGACACTTTAGAGGCTTCAGTTACTACTTGTTAGTTGCCCAAGTTCTATTAAAGTTCTTCAGTTTTACGTCCTTTGGATTCTTACCTTGCTTCTGACCTTCAGAATCTCTAACTCTTCTCTCAAGTTCTCTTTCACCGCTACGCATTAGTTTTTGTCTTTCGCTTCTTGTATATGATTTTTGAGGTTTACCTGCCTTTGGATCATATTTTGGACTTACAGATGTAGTTGTCTTCTTGGTCAGCAATTTACTTGCCTGTTTTTCAGCATCTTTAGAAGATGTAGTAGTTTTCTTTACCTCACCACCAGATTTACGCGCAGCAATACGTGCCTGTGCTGCTTTCTTACGCTCTGCTTTTACTTTATCAGCATAAGATTGTTTTACATCAGCACTGCCAAGTTCGCGTGTTGGTTGTTGTATTCTAGTGCTTGCTTGTCTTTGAGTGCCAATATCTTTTCTGTCTTTATAACTCTTAGCAGGCACCATTTTGCCTCCACCGCCTGCTTTCATCCTGCGTTTTTCGGGTTCAGATTTTTTTCTGTCTCTACCTATTTCACCACGCTGACCAGTTTTTCTGATTTGGGATGAACCCATAACATCTTTGTCATATGCTTCAGACAAGAATTGGGACAGAGTTTTCATTTTTCGCGTGACTTCCATATATTATATTTAGAACCCCCCGAAAGTCAAGGGGGGTTCAGACACTATTTCAATCGTCCTCTTCTTCTTCGATACCATCCAAACCACGAATCTTCTTCAGTGATTGATACGGACCCTTCCAAACTAGGTTCTCAGAACGGAAATAATCAACACGTTCTCGTCGTGCTTGCATCAACATATCCATCTGTAGTTGTTGATCAGGAGTGAACCTAAAGTTTTGGTCGCGCCATACTTTTTTGAGTTCTTTGATGTGGGTGAGGACGTTTACAGTTTGAGTCATGATTCAGACAGTGTAGTTTTGTTGAGCAAATTCGTCACACTTGACGTTGTTTTCTGGGTTTTCGTCATCAATGATGTCGAAAATTTCCGCAGACATATCCTGGATTTCAGACCAGAGTTCGTCGTACATAATTAAAATTAGAGGTGAAAGTAGACAGTTGCTGATAGCATACTTGCCAAGATGTTCGGTGAACATCAGCACAGTGACCGTAACGGGTGTGCCTGTCTACACTACTGGGACACTTTAGAGGCTTCAGTTGTTATCAATCCTCATTACTAAAAATCTCTAACATATATCTCCATATCATCCAAATTCGTTGTTTTATATCGTCTTGAGTGTATATACTCTAATTCTTTCCAATACGGTGTATGGCATAACATTAGGCAATGAATTTTCTTGTGCCTAGATACAAGACTATCTGGTTTATCTCTTACAGAAATTTCTATCGTAATATAATCATTATCAATTACAAAATACACCCATCCCTCAATAGTTTTCCATTTTACATAGTCATCAATTTTCGGGATGTAGGTCATAAGAATGCTGCTTCGAGTGGATTGAGATTAAGTTGCATAGCAGTGTAAGATCTGGTGTCGGACAACTTAACCTCCTTACCTACCTTTTTATGATTGATTGGTGCGTAATACTTTCGCTTCTTTGAATCATAAAATCCCCAGATGGTTCTAACGGGATCAGAAGTGTAGATAAACACAGAGTGATTCCGCAACCATATAGCAGTAACGTTGCGTTTGAACGAAGAAAATTCATACGAATGATTTTCAGGTGCTTTGTGTGTAAATTCAGGCGGACAGAGGTCGTTCACTGCAAGACAAGGATTCATAGTCTGGATACATTGTAGCAACGATATAACTTGCTAGGTCACTATTAGGTGCCACTACATCAACTTCCACAGTGAGAAACTGTTTCTCATCTTCTGGAGCATCTTGCATTGGGAGTTCAATTTCAACACGCCATAAGTTGCCGTGCTTAAGATGTTTATCCCAAGAGACAATCATGTCAGGTTTCATCTTTCTTTACCTCTTTCTTTGATTTATATAAATGCGCTGGTCGGTGTTCCCTATCCATAGGTTTAGAACCAGTCAAATCTCTGCGAGATTGATTGCTAATGATGATAAACGCATCTTTGTTATATTTACGCACACCATAAGGTGTTGCCCACTTTTCATTGTAGTTTTCGCCTTGATGAATACCGGAGACAATAGTACCTCCAATCTCAACTACAATGTCGTCATCCTTTTCCCAATTTAGTTTCTCAATGATGCTGTTGATTTCATCAATCATGTTGTAAACTCCTCCACAATACCGGAACTAACGTTTTCTGAGAGTGCATAAGTTCGTGAGTTAATGATATTCTCACGAAGATGTGCATAAAATTTTTGATTAAAATCACCATCATCTGCACTGGTGATGAGATCAAAGCACTCATCATCACTTTCAGCGATTACATTCCAAATACCTCCATATTCACTAGATGGGAAAGGAACATAGTGGTCAACGATGTAGAAAAGTTTAGTCATTGTCTCCGATGGATTACCTCTCAATTATATCAGGAACAGAAAAATTCTGCAAGATAGTAATCAACTGTTACTTCTATCTCTGCTGCTTCCTTTTCTACTATTTCCCAGAATTCTTTGGAAGCAGTTTCAAGTTCCTGTTTTGTCATCGGAATGCCAGTGTTACACAACTAGGACACTTTAGAGGCTTCAGTTGATGTTAATGTGCAACCAGGGAACAACGAAGTAATGATTTCTATGATTTTTATGATGTTTGTGGGATTTATGGTTATGATGCTTTTTATGGTGGTGTCCACCGTGATAATGATAGAGACCGTGATGACTTCCACCATGTTTATGACAATGATGAACCCTGCCACTGTGAATGTGACAATGATTATGTTTGCGATGTGAATGGTGATTATTGTGTGCCATAGCAGGAGCACCAATCAATCCAAGCAACATCAATGCAGGAAATAGTTTCATTAGTCTTTGATTTTCAATCATAATAGACAAAAAAAGGGTGCTAGTCAAGCACCCCTGTGACAGTATTTTAAATGGTCTCATCTTTCAGTTTTCTGACTAGATGTTCTGCCCATTCTTCCATTTTATCAGGATGAACAGCACGAATACCTGAATCCTTTACTGCATTTTTAATAGATTTAATCTCATCATTACAAAGTTTTTTATTTTTGGAAGGAAGAGTCATAGCACCTTTGAGACATTATAGTATTATATCAGTATTTACACACATACTAGGAATCTTTAATAATGACTTAAGATTCTTGTTTCATTTTCTTACGAACTTTCTTTAATTCTTTTAGTTCACCCTTAATCATCTGATATGCATCTTCAGATGATAGTTTCTTTGCTATTTCCATTGCAGAAATAATCTCTACCCGTGTTCCAAAGTGTTGTAATGCTCTCTCGAATGAGTCTAACTCTTCATACATTTTTATCCTTGTTCACTATATTATATACCACTGGTCTAATTTTATTAATTTTTGACTCTAATCTACTCTCTAATTCACATAAAGAATCATTGATACTAACATTTTCCATCTCCAGTTCATCGATACGACTTTCTAATTGAGAAATATAACGATAAACAGATACATTAACAAACTTACTTATTATTTTTCCTAACATTATTAAATTTCAGGTAATTTACAGTTCTTTGGTGATGCTTGCTTAATTTCTTTTATCAAATCTTTCTTAATAGATACAGACATATTTTCCATTGTCTGCACATTGAGAGAGATTCTCTGTGCATCAGAACAAGATATTAAAGATGATAACAGTATTTCAACCATAATATACCTTTACAGTTACACTATTTAATAACAGACCAGTGATCATCTTCACGTTCGTTAATCCAAAAGAAATACTTTCCATTGATAGATGCTAAAAATACTTTACCATCTTCTCTTTTCTCAACACGGCAAGAATGAAGACTGTGCATCTCATTAGCAAAACGATTCTTTGCCTTAGAAGTCTTAGGATGAACGTAAAGGAACTCTGTTTTCATAGTAGTCATAATTTCTCTTTAACCCCGACAAAGGTATCCTACACGATTTTTGGATACCTGTCAAGCAATTCATTTTCATAGTTTCTTAGAGGGTGTTCTGTGCTTCTCTAAGCACGTTTATTACTCTCTAAGGATAAATCCCTTCTGATGTATTGTGATGGGTCTTACAGAGGGTATCTCTGTAATTTGACAATACTCAAAGTACGATATATAATCTATATCAAATGACTCTATAGTATGGCACAAGACGAATTGCTTTCGTTATTTCCAACACCAGTTCTTATTGCACAATATCCTGTGCCTTATGAGAAGGAGTTGGAATATATTCGTAACTTGCCTTGTCGTAGAGAAAACAAAGGTGGAGATGCAGGTAATAAGATACACTACAACCGACAGTCAGAAGATACTTTTGTATTAGATAAACCTGAACTATCAAACATCAGGGAGTTTATCAAGTCCAAAATCTTTAAGTTTGCACGAGAAGTGATGTGCTCTAAAGATGAGGTAATTATTACACAATCCTGGATTAATAAGTCTGGCAAGGGTGAATCGCACCACGAACATGTTCATCCTAATAGTATGATTAGTGGTGTCTGGTATCCTGTCATTAATGAACAATTGCCACCTATTCAGTTTCGCAGTAGAGGGCAACGGGATATTGCTTTGTCTAACGATAAGTTTAACAACTTCAATAGTGCAACATTTTTACTGCCTATGAAGATGGGAGAGTTGATTATCTTCCCCAGTAATCTGACTCACAGTGTTCCTGCCAACCAATCAGAGACTGAACGTATCAGTTTGTCCTTTAATACCTGGGTGAAAGGTAGTCTTGGTGATATTAATTCACTGACTTATCTTCCACTGGACCGCTGCGTATGAGCTCTGCACTAGCAAGACCGCTTCCAGAGTTTCATGGGTTTGGATATAGAATTGCACAGATAGAAAACAATACTCACTGCAACTATAAGTGTTGGTTCTGTCCTAATGCCTACGACAAACCTGCACCGAAAGAGTGTATGACCCTGGAACAATTCAGAAAGATTCTTACTGAGATTCGTTCTGTCTATACACCATGGGAACTGAATGATGTCTCATTCGCAACATATAATGAACCTAATCTTGATGATGGGTTTAAGGAAAAGTTGCAATTGATGACTGATATGGAATTTAATTATGAACATATCTCCAATGG